CCAATCGTAACGCTGGCGGGTAGGTTCCAGATAATACCGTTCGCATCCTTAACGGAGCCGTTGGTGATCGTGGTGCCGGCAGTGCCGCTTAGCGTCAGGTCAACCGTGGAATTCTTTGAAGGCTTTCGCGTGATACCGTTAATTTTGATGTTGCGGGTAAGCGCGTCGGTCATGGCGGTTGATGGTGAGAATGAGGTGTAAACCTGGATCGCCGTGTTGTTAGCGTCATGTACCGCCAGGGCTACCAAAGCCACCATCTGGCCGTCTTTGCTGTCCGGATCTAAGTAAGCGTCGGTACCGTAAATCTGCTGAAAATATTCGGTGAGTTCACTCAGTATTGTCTGGTAATCGGGCGCACTTATCCCTGAGGCGGTCACCGTAGCGGAGAGCCCCAGCGTATCGAGATTGAGAGCCATTATGCCTCGCTTGTGACGGTCGTCGTTCCGTAAATGGTGTCGATGGTTGCGGTGAAAATCACACGCCGTGATGAGGTGTTCAGGTTGGTATCGAACGACTTAATTGAGTTGACGCCGGGTGTTTCAAGAATCCTTTTTCGGATGGCTAGGTTGTACGTTTCAGGCTTCTGTTTTCCGAGCACTGACTGGACCCATGGAGTGCCCTCTGTCGTGTCGAGGAACCACTGACCATACCAGAGCAGGAAGCGCGTCTTGATCGCCTGCGCTACACACTCTGGCGAGTTAATCAGCCAGGTGTCATCGCCTTTACCGAAGGTGTAATCGCCGTTTTCATCTTCGCGTCTGTATCGCATCAGTTCACCTTGCCTGAATTGCTGCTGCCGCTTTGCACTCCGTTGTGCGTGTGCTGATCGCTGATGTCCTTGCCGTTGGATTTAAGGCTGCCAAGGAATTCGATGGCGCCCGTAATTTTGGCTGCTGTACCTGTCGCTAGACTACCAACCATGCCGCCCATCCACGTCAGAAGGCCTGTTATCGTTACCGCCTGACTAAACTTAGCCAGAGGCGTCGTTACATTTAGGCCGCCCGGAGCGACGATATTTACTGCATGGCTGTTCGGGTCGAGTTCGATATAGGCGGCCCCGTCATCGGTGCGCATCTGCAGCGTTGAGGGGCTGATGTTGCTGATCACTTCGGCCTGCGATTGCGGACCTATGATAGCGAACGCATCTGACAGGTCATGCTGGCGGGGGTCTACCGGTTCCTGAATGCCGCCGTTCTGCCACCAGAAATCAATGCAACGATCGCTGAAGATGACCAGACACTCATCCCCGGCCTCAACCGGGAAAGTTATCGTGCATCCGCCGCCGCGGGGGAACACTACCGGAACGTCGAGAAGCAAAGGAAGAGGTACCGATTTGAAGTTACCCAGCTCATCGGCTGCCTGACCGCTGATGGCAGGCTGAACTGTGCAGGTGCAGGCGATCGGGTCAAAGGCCTGGATAATGCCAGGCATGGAGACGCGGAGCATAGAGAAGATGGAATCTGACAAAGCTTTATAGGCCTGCGATTCACCGCCAGCCTGTGATTGTGGTGAAACTGGCATATTAGCTCCAATAAAAAACCCGCCGAAGCGGGTTGATAAACAAGAGTTAGATTTACAATAAACCCATCTTTTCAGCTGCAACGATACTGTAAACATCGCCCCGCCCATTACAAGGAGCGGCAACACTAAGCATTCCGACATAGCCTTGACTACCTTGCTGCTGGCAAAGTTTGGTATGCATGATGGCCAGTTTCGCCGCATGCTCGAAATCAATAAAGTTTCCAAACGTCGCTTCGTCTAGAGCAACTGCTTTAGTTTTATTGGGTATGCGCCTATTTTTTAGCACTATTGAAAAATCATTGAGCGCTTTTGTTAAGTTTGAAATACATAAATTCGTATAGTCAGTGTTGTTATATGCGGACACTCGCCTGCATTCCTTTGCGTACTCTTCTAAAGCTATTTGAAAGCGTCTAAGGGTCAAATCATTGGATCCGACTTTTAAGTATACATTATCAGAGGTTTGCTTATTCGGATAACGGGTTACGAATCCTAAATTATTTAATGCAGTGCCAAATTTTCCTTGTACATTATTAAATTTTGAAATATTCATATCCCCGATGGGAACCTCAGGATGAGACGCTTTGAATTGCGCTTCAATTTTATCTTCATTTGCCTCTCGAATGGCCTTTGTCTCTGCAGCCTTGCGCTTGTTATTTATTTGCTCTTCTTTTTTTTGAGCCAGCCATTTTTCCTGAGCCTTGAATCCACCAGGATCCCAACCACATGCGGTTAGTAATAGTGGTAGCAGTACTGAAAAAACTCTTATTGTTTTCACTTTTCATTCATCCTAAATATCTATTCATCGCAGTTGCAGCCAGGAGGTCAACTGCGCCACGCGCTTCGCACATCATGTCCATATACCACGCCTGTCCGCGTGTATCACCAGTGTACATAATGCCACGCACGATATAAACGCCATCGGTCGCAATACTTGCGGGCTGTTGCAGTGTTCCGTTAACGTTCAGGTTCCCGTTATTTTCGGTCTCAAATATGCGACCTCCGGAACGCTGGACTTCGTCGCTGGAGAGCGCTGAGCGATACACAGATGCCTGGTCGAGCTCTATCAGTCCGCCAACCCGAATATTAGGGTTGATCAGGCAACGAACGTTCACCCCAGCGCCCATGGTCTGCTGAGGCATGCCGATGAGTCCGGTACGGCTGTTAAGCACGATCGCCTCATGAATGTATTTATCAGTGCTGACCATCTGCGCCTGACCATCCACGATCTGCCAGTTCGCATTGCACTGGTCAGCCACGTTACTCATCACGTCGCGCGCCATGCCATACATCACACGCCCGCGAGGGAATACGGTGTCCGGCATCTGAGCAGTGATGCCCTGCGTCACGCCAAATGGCTGAAAGCTCTGCATCGTGGCGGCATGCAAATCTGCCACCGTGTATCCCGCTGCCAGCGTCGTGTTGACCTTCGCGGACACAAAAGCCTGATGACCGTCAATGGCCTGAATCAGGATGTAAGTGTCGGTCGGGTTATCGCGCCCGGTTATCGTAAAGCGAATCTCACCGTCGAATATCTGGCCGAAGTTCTGCCCATCAGTCTGGCCGACCTGAGACGCATCTACATTGCGCGCAATACCAACCTGGCTGGCATCGACCGGCGCGGCCAGACCGTCATAACCGGCGATCATCTTCAGCCTGGAAAACTCCTTGCCCTGTATCCGGCTGACAGTGTCTTTCTTCAGGTTATAGATTTTCACCGTCGCAACGCGCGGCCATAGCGCATCTGTAGCTGTTGCAGGCGGCATACCCGCAAAGCTCGCTGTTTTTGGAAAATGATATTTTACTGTCGCTTCAAGGCTCATGGTGTCTCGCTCCTCTGCTTGATCAGCTCTCTGGTTTTCTGCCGGTAGTGCGCAGCCAACTCCTGTAGCTCTTCCCGCGTCCACTTCTTCTGCTCGTGCGTACCCATAAGGCGATCGAAAGCAGCCTGACCGATTTTCTTAATCAGGTTAGGCGTGTAGTTTTCAATGTTGCCGGAAAGGTGCTGGTTGCATGGTACGCACTGCTTATGGCAGTTGATTTCCTCGTAGCGTGTAGCGGGTGAAGCGCCGCGAGTTCGATAGTGCCCGGCGTCATATTTTCCTTCGTGGAATCGTCCGCAGCTGATGCACGGATCGGCGGCATCGCGAGTGCGTATATATTCGTTGAAGGCTGACTGGGTTTTCCTATCCGGAAGAGCGGTGCAACATCACCTTCGGGATGATTCGTCAGGCGTTAAATAAAACAGCCACCGACGCCTACCTAAACTCTGTGCGTGCTGATGCAATTTCCGGCGCTCTCGATGAATGTTCAGATCACTGCGATACAGATTGCGTGATGGATGCATACGACTTCAGCTATGAGATAGCAGAAATGCGCTCCGCTGGCGCTATTGAACTGCATGATGGACTGGTCGCGTACGCCAATGAACTCCGCGCCGGTAAGGCTGGTGAGTGATTTCTTAAGCTGGCGGTCTTTACAATTCGAATACAAAAACTCCCTCCATAGATGATATATATTTTATCAACACAGGAGGTCATCATGAGTATTACCGATTTGTTTGAAGAGCAAAGACAGCAGGCTCTAAGCATTCTTTTAAAAAAAGAAGTACTAACTACATGCCGCTTCCATGAAGACGAAATTTATGAAGGTGGCGAAGATATACAGTCTGCCTATAAGTATGCCAACTATCTATTCTCAAAAGGTGACCCGTCTTTTCCATTCGATGACAGGTCAGACATGACAGAGACAATCAAAAGCATTTATGAAGAATACTACTGCGAAATGTGCCCTTCATGCGAACGTCACATGGATGATTGATGAATGTCACACAACTTAGCAGCACGCAGCAGAGAGGAGCGCGACAGAATTAACGTGGATTTAGCCGCGTCAGGAGTCGCATATAAGGAGCGTATGAATCAGCCTGCTATCCCGCATGAAGTGGAGATGCAGCAGCCTGAGAGCCAGCGGGAGTATTTCAGGAAGAGATTGCAGCATTACAGGAAAGTTGCGCTACAGTACCCGCGCGGCACTGACCCGATTTATCAGAAGGAGGAAGGAAAATGATTGAGATATTGTACTTTGGTGAGGATAGAGAACCGACTGTTTATCAAAGTGACCATATAGGTGACTCCGTAAGGATTGAACAAAAGAGCGGCGAATTTCATATAACTGATATAGAAAAATTTACGCCGCCGGTTGAGCCGGGCGAAGTGGAGAAATCATATTACGTTTCTTCATTTTACAAGTTAAGCCCAGAAGAAGTCACCAGAGCAATCAGGCATAAGAACGTCAAGCCTATTTAACACTCACAGTAAGAACCTCGCCACGGCAGGTTTTTTATTGGTGCTGGGCTAATGTTTTATCTAAAACAGCCGATGAGATTTCCACGGGGATCGGACCCGGTATATCAGAAGGGAGGAGAAATGATGGAAGAGTTTGATTGCATCGTCTTTAAGCATGGGATGGCACCGTTCATACACACAGTACATTCCACCAACCAGCCATTCAACATTGAATTCCCTGAACGAGAGACATATGAGTCGTTCACCATAGATCGAATTGAAGAAGTCGAGCAAGCCTCGGGCAAGCTTGCGCTCTATTTGGTAGCCAATAAGACACAAGTTGAAAGAAGCGAAATATCACGCCAGATAAAGCTTCTTATGCCAAGGCCAGTAAGATATTTCAAATGAAAACCTAACCTGCTACGGCAGGTTTTTTTATGCCTAAATTAACAGGACACAAGACAGTAACTGGCATGATGATTGAAGTGCCATCAGTCAATTTTGCTCTGCAGAGTGCTTGAATGCTCGTTTCTCTGCGGGGTATGTGCCAGTTATCGTATCCATTCTGAAAGGGCAAAATAATTTATGCTGTATTGTATGAACTCCTGATTAACAAGAGAGATGAATGCAATGGAAGTAAGAGCGCTAGTAGCAATTGCCGATACAGAACTGGATTACCCTATAACGCTTAAGTCTGAACCAAAGGTTGGAGACACGATTACTCTTCACGTAGATGAAACTGACAGGGATTTTGTCGTAGTCGAAGTCAACCCGACTGGCTTTAGCAATTCTGCCCCATACCTATACGGGGTATATGTTAAGCCAAAGGCTTAATTTTACTCATAACCGAAAAGGCCTCGCCCCGGCGGGGTTTTTTATTGCCTATAGGAAACCGAAATGACACATCCAGACCCTATTGATGAAGCAGCAGAACGCGAGCAGCAGATGATTGAAATTGCCCTGGCTAACCGGCCAAAGCCCAGCATGACCTTCACCGGCATCTGCCACAATTGCGAAGAGCCAGTCGATAAAGGCTTCTTCTGTTGTCCGGAGTGCTGTGAGGATTTCCAGCGCATTGAGCGCGCTAAGCAGCACAAGAGAGTGACATGAGCATTGAATGGTGAAGGTCTGCCGCCGATTGGATGTGAGTGTGAGGCAAAAATGCCACAGGAAATTGGTAATCCGTGGAAATGGCGGAGAGTTAAAGTTGTCGCAGTTGGGGAAACTATTGCAGAAAATGAATGCTTGGTTTACGACGTAGAAACGAGCAGGCCAGCGTGGGTTGATGAGTTCCGCCCTATCCTCACCGAAGCAGAGCGCAAGCGTGAGGATACAAAGAATGCCATCGCGGAACTGTGCAGATAATCTGCCAGTAACGGACACAGCGCCGACCTGATTTACTACGCCATAGCCGCTGGCAAAATCCCCCACATCACCCTGAAGTAACCCCCGCCCACCCTATTCACTATCGCGCTCTGCGTGAGGAGTTGTTATGTCCGTAGTAAAGCCCGAACAAAAACAAAAGCACGATGGTTCAGTCGATACCATGAACTCCGATGACGCTCGCTTCATCGTTATGCGTGGTGATTACACTGCCGAGCAAATACTGGCAGCCGCAGTCGAAAAGGGAGAAATAGAACCAGAAGACACAGTTTCATGGTCACACGCTCGTTATTACCAGTCTTGGTACAAAACATCACCCCTTGGCGGTCAGGACGGATACTCCCGCTGGAATCACCCTCGCGACACACCATGCCGCGGCGCTTACTTCGCTTCAGTGTTGTGCTGGGATTGACCAGTGAACACATTCCACGACATCACCCCCGGCGAGTTCACTCTGTGGCTCGTCGTTTTTATTTGCATCGTGCTGGTCTGGAACTGGCTGTTTAAGGAGTAGATATGGAAAACGTTGTTCAGTTGATGCCGAGCAAGTGGGTATCTGAATCCGTTCTAATGACTATCACCGGCATGAAGAAAAACACCATCAAAACTGCCCGCGAAGTTTCATGGATGGAGGGTCGCGAATACAAGCACGTTTCGCCCGATGGCGCGCCGCGTGATAACAGCATGTGCTTTTACGACTGGAAGGCGATCGAGAAGTGGATTGATAACCAGCCGGCAGCGATTGCCAGGAAGAAATCTGCTTAAATGCAGATCCATTTCAACAGGAGAAGGCGTATGTCTGGATATCCGACAGGAGTGGCTCCCAACAAGAACC